GTGATGGAATCCGTGTCAATCATTTGGAAGCCCCCATCAGTATGATGCCTATGCAAAGGATCACACTTAAACCAAACATAACGATAAGAGTGACCACGGTCGCTTCCCTGATTTCCTCCAGCTTTGCGGCCCTAGCCTTCTCATCTTCCCATTTCTGGCGTTCAATTTCCTTGCGGATGTTGATCACTTCACGCTGGACCTGATCCCATGCTGCCAATCCGTAAGTTCCAACAAACAGGTTTCTGGCTTTAAGCGTTAGATCAAGAGCTTCAGCTTTGGCAGTATACCGTTCGATAGCAATCTGCTCTGCACCCTTGGTGTTGAAGAATGTCTTCTTGGGTGGCTCTGCTGCTATCTGCGTGAGCTTTGCCAGACTGCCCCACAGATCTGACAAATCCTTCGCCATGTGCTGGATCTCTTTTCCAGCAGCAATGCCGACTTTCAATCCGCTATATGCAGTCTGTGCAACAGCAAGGATTGTCAACGGATCCATTACTTGTCGGCCTTGTTGTCCAATTTATCGAAAATCTTGCTCAGGATGTCTTTCAACTCTTTGATGTCTGTCCGATAATCGTCTTTGGTGACAAACGTGCGATGCGCCTCATCAACCCTGTCCTCAAGCCGCTGGATTTTGCGTGTCATTTCATTCAACACCCAAAGTGCCAGCCCACCGCCGCAGGAGATGGCAATGTTGAATATGACTTGCGTGTCCATTTCAGTCCTCGTCTGGCTCAGGTGGCTTAGGGGCCAGTTGCTGTTCAGCATCAATCTTAATGCGGTGGATCAGGTCAGCCACATCCACATAAGGCCGTTGGCCCAGCGCGGCGAGGATCAGGTTCACTTGTTCAACGGTCAGGGAGAGGTTGATCATTATGCAACCTCTGCTGAAGCGGTGAAAGTGCTAACCCTAGTAAAGTTGCCAGTAGCTACAACATTTGCGGCGTATGAAAATCCATCAGGATAAATATTATAAACAAGATCAGAGTTAGTGTTAGTTGCCGATATGTTTGTAAACAAAATGGTTGATGGGGCTATTCTCATGGTAACTTTAAATGGAACATAACTGCCCTTACTCACGTTAGCCCCATCACCATTATACCATTGCCCTATGCTAACGGTAGATGATAAATAATACCGCTGACATTGCGCCAACTGGTTGCTATATATCTGCCGTTCAAATGGCGTGGCAACAGAACCGACTTCAAGTTGTGCATTGCCAATTTGCCAAGTTCCAGATATTTGCGCCCCAACCGTAAACAAAATTTCAATGCCCGTTGTAGCAGCGGCAGGAACAGCAATGTTAGTCGTATACTGCGTCAGGGTTGAAGTGACCGTAAACGTGCCAGTTGCAATCTGAGTCTTGGTTGGTGTCCCAATTGTGCCAAATGTATCAGCGGTGGTAGTGGCATATGAAGCCGTCCACGTCACAGTGGTAAGCAAACTGTTAGCTATGTTCACAGACAAGGTGCATGTTTGCCCTGCAAGGTCATACGAGTTCAACTGTTCAATGCGCTGACCAATGCCGACAGCAGTGACAGATGCCGCGCCAGTGACTTGCAACAGGTTTTTATTGTTGGTTGCCCCTGCCACTTGTGCAGCAGTTACGTTTGCGCCAGTGGAATATACAAACCAACGATCAACACAGGGGTAGCCAGTTGATGTAGTTGGAACGCCCGTGCCAGCCGTTACGGTCGCGGAGGTGGCGCGTTGGGAAACATACATATTGCCGTTGATGAGCCTGTTGCGGAGGAATGATGACCCCATGACATATGTGCCAGTGGTGGTTGGATTGCCCGTAAACGTGGTGGTTCCTGCCACAGTCATGTTGTTACCAACAGTCACATTGCCGCTGGTATCAAGCGTCAGATTGACTGTCGCCGATGATGGATTCTGAATAGTGTCAACCTTGAGGCCCATGATAGAATCCCTTACTCGTATTGGATGTTGATTGTGCCAGCGTCAAACGTATCTGTTCCGTTGACTGTGGTGATGCGGATACGGTCAAGGACACCAGAGAGCGCAATACTGCCGCCACCGTTTGCCGATACGGTAGTGTCGCTTCTTCCAAGTATTGAAGATGATACCCAGTTATTACCGCTGATATTGAAGACCGTTGCCGCACCATACCATAGAGATGTTGCAGAGGTAGTTCCGACGAGGATCAAACCAGTTGTCGAATTTGCACCAGTAATTGTAGGAGCAGTTGCAAATGAGTTTGCAGAGGAAAGATAACCAGTCGTTGTGACTGTCGTTGAACCAAGCTGAACCTGAATGGGGGATGTTCCAGAAGTGGATACCCCATTAAACATAACAGTAATGCGCTTTACCCAAGACGGGATGGACGTAAAATCTATACTTGTTCCGCTGGTCGATGCCTGTGCTGTTCCATTGACGATTGGATACAACGCGCCAGTTGCGCCAGTGACAAGGCCAGAACTGGTAATTGCCCCGCTACTAATAGTGCCAGCCGTAATGTTGCCAACCGAACCCGTGAACGCACTAGTTCCAGCAACACTGAGGTTGCCTGTGTCCGTTACGCCGGGGGCTGTGATGCCAGTGGTTCCGTCTAGTGTGATTGCCATGGTTTTAAACCTTTACAGCACGAAGTTCAGCGGTAGACATTGCCACACTAATTTCCAGACGTTTTGCCGTCAGGTTTGCGAGGAAATCAGCGTCAGACACATCATTGTCAATGCCAATCGCAGTGTTTCTGGCGCGTTCATCTGCCTTGATCTTGGCAAGGTCGTTGAACCGCTGAAACGCAATGTTCTTTGCCGCCGCAAGATCGACAGCGACCGCGCCATCAACCAACCGCCAAGCATCAAAAAAATCATCTTCGCCTTGCGGAAGATTGTCGGCATCAATGATGATTGCGCCTTCTGGACAATCCTTCGCCAGCACATCTTCAATCTGCAATTCACCGCTTGGGTAACAGACCGAGACGTTTCCGTTGTCGTTTGTGTAGACGATCACTTGTGTCATGGTTCAGTTCCCAAAAATAACAAGTTGGTTTGCAATGCAATCCACTGCTGTCCCGCTGTTTGAAAGTGTTGTCACAGCACAGGAAGCGGCAGTTGGCGCGGAAGTCTGTTGCATGTATACGCCGAAACTATTGTAAGTTCCCGCTCCAGCCGTCATTCCGATTGGCGCATAGTTGGCATCTGCAAGGCTTGTGGTAAAGTTTACCGTATAATTGCCCGTTGAGTTTCTGGTCACTGAACTCACATTATACGATGCCGTCACTGCTCCACTTGAACCTACCCAGCGAACCCATGCGCGGGTGTTTGTGCGGGAGTTGACGTATCCAGTGGTATTGGCAACGGTTGTGCCGCCAATTTGGACGTTGCCGCTGGAATCAACGATTAACCGTGTTGCCGCCGCAGTTGCATCATAAACGAAAAGCTGATTGGTAAAGCCAGATGATGCATTACCAGTTCCAACTTGAAACTGACGAGAACCTTTGAAAACAACCTGCCCATTTCCACCTGCATCTGTTGCTGTCAAAATCAATGGTGCGCCAACACCTGCGGCGGCTTTAATTTCAGATTGATAGCCGCTTGTAACTGAGGTTGCACCAACTGCCAGCGTATTGCTAATTGCAACATTGCCAGCACCATCGTCTGCGATAATTGAACCATTGTTGGCTGGCAGGGTGAGCGTATTGCTTGCCGCCACTGCCGCCGCCTGAAGCTGGCTATAACCTGAAGTGGAACCATTCATTTTAATGGGCATGATTCAAATCCTTTAAGTGTGTGCCATGATTTGCAAACTGACCATGCGCTTCTGCTCTTATCTTCATAATAGCATATTCTGCTTCTTTGAGCGACTGGAATAGCCCAAGATAAACTTGTTTGCCAGCAATGGAAATCCTTGCTCTCCACTTGCCAGTAAGGGCATGGAGTCCAACCCCTTTAATCCCGCTGGTATTATCTTTACGCTTTTGGGCATTTCTTAAATTTTCAGCCCGAGAACACAACCGCAAATTTTCAATCCGATTATCTGCTCTGTTTCCGTTAATATGGTCAATGTCTTCACCCTTTGCCAACTGGCGGTTAAACATTGTCCAAATGACACGGTGAATCAAAATATGAGATTTGTTCCACGCAACAATTGAATATCCATCCGGCCTTTTTTTACAACCAGCTTCTTTATGAGCAAATTGTTTATCAAACTTGCCATTGCCGCGCTCTCGCCAGATAAGTTTCCCGTCCTCATAGCGCATCAGCGCATGAAGTTCTTCAGGAGAAGGAAACTTATTAGCCATAGGCATCAGACAATGCTCCAAGTTGAACCAGATGGAATGGTCACTGTCACGCCGCTATTCACCGTAATTGGCCCAGCACTCATTGCGTTTTGATTAGATGGAATTGCGTAATCAGTGGTTACGGTCTGACCATTTT